CATTTGTATGTGTTCTGTCTTCGATGAACCTTCTCCATTACGAAGAATGGAAAGACACAGACGCTGTTGAGGTTATGGTTTATTTCCTTGACGCGGTTGTATCAGAGTTTCTAACCAAGATTGAAACGATTAGAGATAATGGAACTATTGAAGGAAAAAGAGCGTTCTTCTACCTTGAAAAGTCATACAACTTCGCAAAGAGACAAAGAGCACTTGGTTTGGGAGTCCTTGGTTGGCACTCTTTGTTACAATCTAAAAACCTTCCATTTGATACTCGTGAAACTGCAAGATTGAATGTTGAGGTATTCAAGTTGATTAAGGACAAGTCTTACAAGGCTTCCTCAGAATTAGCTGAATTGTTCGGAGAACCCGAACACTTGGTTGGTTATGGAAGAAGAAATGTGACCTTGAACGCTATCGCACCGACTACGTCTTCAGCGTTTATTTTGGGACAGGTTTCACAATCCATTGAACCAATTTGGTCTAACTGTTATGTTAAGGACGTAGCTAAACTCAAGGTAACTATTAAGAACCCTGTTTTGAAAAAGTTGTTGGGTGAACTTGGTAAAGACAACAAGACAACTTGGGAGAGTATCAAGAAACACGATGGTTCGGTACAACACTTGGACTTTTTGACTGAAGAACAAAAACAAGTATTTAGAACTTTTGCTGAGGTAACTCAATCTTCAATTATTAACCAAGCGGCTGTAAGACAGGACTACATTGACCAAGCACAATCTTTGAACCTAATGATTTCACCTGACATGCCAACAAAAGATGTCAATAAGTTGTTGGTCGACGCTTGGCAGTTGGGGGTTAAGACCCTTTATTACCAACACTCAATGAACTCGGCACAGGCTTTCTCAAGAAAAAAACTGAACCTAAATGACCTTAACTGCGTTGCTTGTGAGGCATAACTAAGGAACTCGAGTTTTAATAAATGAAAACCCGGCATAATGTGTCGGGTTTTTTTATTCCTTATAAAAACTTAACGGGTATATTTATGTGATATGTCAGATGGTATTACATATGGATTAGCATTTCCCTTCCAAGATTCTACCCAAGGGGATTTCTTGTTGTTGACGGAAACTCAATATGCTCAAATTAAAAGTGACCTTATACACCTTCTCTTAACGAGAAAGGGTTCAAGATATTTTTTACCCGATTTTGGTACAAGATTATATGAATTTCTTTTTGAACCATTCGACGGACTTACATTCAATGCCATTGAAACTGACATTAGAGATTCTGTTTCAAAATACATTCCAAATTTACTAATTAATAATATAACAATAGAACCTGCCGACCCCTCGGTAGAAGTGGACAACGCTCAAAGTAGAGGTGGTCAGTTGGCTCAAGATGCCAATACCCCATTCAGAGTACCTGGTAAAGGGACTTCTGAATACACAGCAAAAATCAGAATTGATTTTTCGGTAGACAACTTGGCATTCGCCCAAAGTGATTTTGTTATCCTCAATATTTAATATTATATGGCAAACAACAAAATATCCTATACAGTAAGAGATTACGAAAGTATTAGGATTGAACTCCAAAACTACGTTAGAACCTACTATCCCGAACTTATTCAGGACTTTAATGACGCCTCAGTATTTTCGGTGTTCTTGGATTTGAATGCCGCAGTAGCCGACAACCTCCACTATCATATTGATAGAAGTATTCAAGAAACGGTACTTCAGTATGCTCAACAAAGGTCGTCAATTTACAACATTGCCAGAACTTACGGACTGAAGATACCAGGTCAAAGACCTTCTGTATCTCTGGTGGACTTCTCAATCACTGTACCGGCTTTTGGTGACAAAGAAGACGAAAGATACCTTGGAACTCTTACTCGTGGTTCTCAGGTGTTTGGTGCGGGTATTGTATTTGAGACTCAATATGATGTGGATTTTGCCTCACCATACAACTTACAAGGTTTTCCCAACAGACTTAAGATTCCCAACTTTGATGGAAACGGTAACCTTATCAATTACACGATAACCAAAAGAGAACAGGTAGTTAATGGACTTACCAAAGTTTTCAAAAGAGTTATCAATGCCAGTGACGTGAGACCATTCTTCGAATTGTTTCTCCCTGACAAAAACGTTTTAGGTGTTACAAGTGTCCTTCTTAAGAATGGAACCAACTACACCAACGTACCAACCGCTGCGGAGTTTTTAGGTGTTGAAAACAGATGGTATGAAGTGGACGCTTTAGCTGAAGACAGAATTTTCGTTGAAGACCCAACTAAAGTATCAGACCAACCAGGTATTAAGGTAGGTCGATACCTCCAAACCAACAATAGATTTATTACCGAGTTTACCCCTGAAGGATTTATGAAGGTTACCTTCGGTGGTGGTAGTACATCCGCCCAAGACCAACTCAATGCGTTTACCAATCTTGGGGTTCCTGTTACAATACAATCACTTCAGAACAACTTCTCGTTGGGTTCCACACTTATTCCCAACACAACTCTTTTTGTACAATACAGAGTAGGTGGGGGGTTGGCAACAAACCTTGGTACTAATGTTATCAATCAGGTTGGAACCGTAACATTCTTTGTTAATGGTCCGTCTCAAAATATTAATAATAGTGTTATTCAATCCCTAAGATGTAATAACGTAACTGCGGCAATCGGAGGGGCAAACCCACCAAGTGTTGAAGAAGTTAGGAACTATGTAACCTTTAACTTCGCTGCTCAGAAGAGAGCGGTTACTGTAAATGATTACGACTCGCTTCTAAGATTGATGCCGGCACAATTCGGAGCACCGGCTAAGGTTGGAATAACAGAAAATAATAACAAGATTGTTATTAGTTTGTTGTCTTATGATACCTCAGGAAAACTTACACCAATTGTGTCAAATACCCTTAGACAAAACGTTGCCAATTATCTGTCAAATTACAGAATGATGAATGACTACATTCAAGTGACTTCAGCCGAGGTTCTTGATTTGGCATTTGAGATTTCTGTTGTCTTGGACGCCACCCAAAACTCAGGACAAATTATATCTGAAATTGTTAACAGAGTGGCGGCTTATATGAATCCACAAATCAGAGAGCTGGGACAAAACGTTTATCTTTCAGAACTTAGAACAATTGTTCAACAACAAACAGGTGTAATTACTGTTGCTGATTTGGTGGTGGAAAACAAAGTTGGTGGACAATATTCATCCGCTCAAACTTCCATGAGATATGCCGACCCTGAATTAAAAATTATTCAACCCGTGGATGACACATTGTTTGCCCAACCAAACCAATCGTATCAAGTTAGATTCCCACAAAAAGATATTAAAATTAAGGTTAAGAACTTCCAAAATGTTTCTTTTTCCTAACACCTTTATTTAATTTTCCCTCAAGGTATATTTCCTTTATGTAATTGGGCTTTCTTAGAAAAACCCAAAATAACTATTTATTTTAAAAAGTTTGAATGGGAAAATCATACAGAATAAACACAGAAGTTGGTATCAACAAATCTCTTTCGTTTGAACTTGACCAAGATTTTGAATTTTTAGAAATTCTTTCCCTTCAAATTGGACAAGAGGACGTATACAACAGAGACTGTGCTCAATATGGGGTTGTTGTTGGTCGTGTGGTTGCTAACAGTGGGCTTGGAGTTCCAAACGTCAAAGTAACTATATTTGTCCCAATTCTTGAGACCGATGCTGCCAATGAACAAATTGTTGCAGTTTATCCGTATGTTAATCCTGACGATACTAACGTTGACGGATATCGTTTTAATGTTTTACCTTACGCCCCATCATATACAAACCATGCGGCGACAGGTACTTTCCCAACCCGTGAAGATGTATTAAAAGACCCGTTAGTTGCTGAGATTTACGACAAGTACTATAGGTACACTGTAAAAACAAATGAAAGTGGGGACTATATGATTTTTGGTGTTCCCGTTGGAGTTCAAACCGTGTTGATGGATTTGGATTTAAGTGATATCGGTGAATTTTCCCTCACTCCACAAGATTTAATTAGAATGGGAAGAGCCACATCGGCTCAGGTTGCTGGTGACAGATTTTTGGTGTCACCTGATATTGACACACTCCCACAAATTGTGTCAATAAGAAAACAATTTGAGGTTAGTCCATTTTGGGGTGACCCATCTCAGTGTCAAGCCGCAGTCAACCGTGTTGATTTTGATTTGAGGAGCGAGGCAAATATTGAAATTTCCCCCTCTTCAATATTCATGGGTTCAATGTTCTCGACAATTGATAAATTTAAAATAAATGCCCCCTCATTTCAAAGTAATTTTCCACCTAGTATTCTAAGTTCAGGGTGTAAACCAAAAGATAATTTTGGAAACCTTTGTGAGTTGGAAGCGGGTCCTGGTCAAATATTGGCAGTTAGACAAACAATATTCCAAGATGACCAAGGAAGACCTGTGTTGGAAGAATATAGATTAGAGAACTCAGGAAACATAATAGATGAGAATGGTACATGGTTGACCGAAGTTCCGATGAATTTAAATTATGTCACGACTGCCGAAGATGGGTCAAGAATTTTGAGTAATGACCCATCGATTGGTATTCCTACAAAAGCAAAATACCGATTCAAAGTCAAGTCGCAACAATCACCGTCCAACACTGAACAAATTAAAAGAGCTTATTATTTAGTGCCAAATGTTCGTGAATTTGGATGGAGTAATCCTGCCATAGACCCTGCGTATTCAACAAATACCACGACACAACGTCGTTTAGCGAGTTCCTATTATTTTGGTTTAGATTGGACCGGATATACTAATGGATTTACGGGAACTTTGAAAACCCAAAGAGAAACTGAAATCTTCAATTGTGAAGATACTTTTTATGAGTTTGATTACAACAAAGTATACACGGTTTCTTCATTGATTGACCAATATAAAAGAAACATACCTGTATTAAATCTTTTGACAGGACGTGGGAGATTCACTGGGATTAAAGAAATTGATAATAATGAATGTGCCTCCACAGTAAATAAGTTTCCAGTAAACGAAGGTTTCAAAAACTTTGACTTATTATATTTTTTGTTTTCAATAATATTCCAAATTTTCCAAGTACTTTTTCCTATTTTTATTATTTTATACCAAATAGTCGCGTTTTTGTTCGGAAATTTTGAAAGTGGAAAGAGACTGAGAGGGTTTGGTCTTCCAATGTTAACATATCCCGAATGTGAGGGTTGCGCCTGTGTGAATAATTCTTACGTCGATACAACTTCAACTTCTGAGGGAGAACCAATACTTACACCTGTTTCAAATAGTAGTTTTTACGTTCAGGGTCTTTTGGGTTCGTCATTACCATTCAACCTTGATGACCAATCACAACCATCAGAGGCAAATGCTAGTGTGGTTGCTACTATTTTTTCACAGGCGATAGGGACAAGGACAACAAATTTCCAAGTATTAGGAGAAGTCAGAGCTACAGAATCAAACGTGGCGGTTTTACCCGAAACCACAGGTAGTTTCAATTCTCCTGTAAGAATTTTTGCCTATTCATATGATTTACCTTTGGGAGAAAGGATTAACATTTTTAATGGTCGAAAAAAGTTTTTTGATAATCTTAATAAAATAAGTGTTTCATTTGACAATCCATCGAACACAACCGTTAATCACTTTGATAGTACCCTTACAATTTTGTCTCAAAAAAATTTCGATGCGGGTACTCTTTTAACATTTGTTAACCCATTGAATAGTAGAGACCCCAACTATTTTTATCCTGGCGCGGTCGGTAATAATAGTTTACGTCAAGGTATTACAGGAACTACCAAACTTCCTAATGGAGGACCAATTCAAGTTCAGTATGCTTCAACTCAAACCTCACTTTCACCCGTAATAACTTATACGTTAAGTGAGGGGTCTGATATAACTAACTACAATTTCCCGATGGACTTGGAATACTATCAAGTTTTGACGGGTTTGACCATAACGCAAGCCAAACAAATATGGAATAATTCACCAATAACAGGAAGTTTTGTTGACATCCTTTTGTCGGATGTTGAAGTGTTTTATCCTACCAGAGATTTGATTGTTTCCTGGAGAGACCCTCAATTTGGGTTATCGGCGACATATGATTATGAGGATATTTTTGATGGTTTTGACGACCAATATATTTTGATATTACAAAGGGGGGTTGACCCATATTCTCCATTATACAAAAACAAATATGGTGTAGGAAAATTGTTTGGTTACTCAAGTGAAAATGCAATTAGTTTCACGGCAGAAACAAGATTGAATATTCCCATTCAAAATTTACCATCTGGTGGAAACTCGGTGCAAGGACACACTCAAAGTGGAGTTTATGAAACCTCGTATTTCTTTGAGGCGGGTAACAAGTTTTCGGCGTTTACAACACCGAATTTAGGTTACTACAGTGCTTTGGATTCAACTGTAAATTTTTCGGATTATTTTATGAGAAATTCTGCGTCAGCTCCTCTACAACCAATATCAAGTGCCGCGTTCTTATTTAATAGACCTACTATTGGTAACGTAAAATGTATTACAAGTGTTCAGGCGAATAATGCGTTTGTTGGAACAGGAATAGGAACAAATACACCACCAGCAAAGTATACCTCTACCGATGACCTTTCGGGTGTTAGTTACTACTACATGAGGGATTTACCTGGTAACGGACCTAACGATGTTGAGATTGAATACTTTAGTATTGCTCTACTTCCAAATTTCACAGGGGTTAACCAAACAAACATTTCGTCTAAAGTCAACAACGTCATGAGAACCGACCGTCTTCCAACTTCCGATTTCGTTGGCGGCGGAGATTGGAATGGGACGGTACCACTCCTTCAACAAAACCTTGGATTCCCATTTTATGAAATTATTGCAGGTGGTCCTGCCTTGACAACTCAACAATATGGTACTGGCGCTTCTATAGTAACACCTGACGATGAGGACTTACCGGCACAATTGAATGTTACAGAAACTTTCAACTGTACCAATATGGTTAGTTTATATTGTTATAGTGGTGAAGGAACAACGTTTGGAGTTTCAACAAATTGTAATAATGACTATGTAGATAATGGATGTTACAGATTCGGCGAGGATACTGAGTCTTCGCTCGGTGCAAATATTGAGAAAGACTTAATTGCGTTTTCAGAATGGTCTCTAAGATATAAATTATTCTATGCCCTTTGTCGTGGTATTCTATCTCAGACCTTCACAAATAACTGGATAAATGGTTCACTATTCGCGTTCCCAATTCAAATAAGGGCGGTTTATGGAATAAACAATACGATTAGTCAAGTTTTATATTGTAAGGATTTAATCTATTATGAGGACCAAACCAATAACTATTACTACAGAAGTAGTCCTTATAACATTTCAAACGGTCAATTTATTGGAAGAAATACTCAATTAGGTACAGGTTCTTTGAATGTGAAGAATTTGTTGTTCCCAACAACAGTTATGAACCTTGGTCCAAAGAGTCAAATATTTGCGGAACTTTCTTTGAACCCTTCAGATACGGGATATGTGGTCAACCAACTAAGTCCAACAAGTTTCGGTGACCCTTCGGATTTAATATCACTTTTTGTGATTTCAAGAATTACATCCGACAGATTTTTCAACGCACTTTTAAATACTTATAACTCTGTTGGTTCGACACTACTATCGAATCTGGCTATCAACTCATTTTTTTCAAGACCAGGCGAACGAGTTGATGGAGATTTGACTCAACTTATGTCAATCAACTCTGAGTTCGGAGTTATCAAATTTTCATCGGAAGTTTATAAAAATGTTCCGAATGACCCCGATAACCCAATTATTTACCTAAGTTCAAATAATGGTGAGGTAGTTTTAGGATTATTTTTCTCGTCTACAACCGAGGATTTACAATACAAAGATTTCTTAACGCCAGGACGGATTTTATTCAGACCTACACCAACGTCAAACGCATTTAAATATGTTTATGG